GTGGCGATATCGCGAAAACGCCGCTCAACCTCGTCGCGCTCGACGACGACGGGATCTGGACCGAGACGACGTCGCCGGCCTTTTCGCCCGTCCTCACCAAACCGAACCGCTACCAGACGATCGGGCAATTTCTCGAGCAGTGGACGATCTCGAAATTGCTCTATGGGAACACCTATGTCCTGAAGGATCGGGATCTGCGCGGCGTCGTCGTCGCGTTGTACGTGCTCGATCCGCGCATGGTCAAGCCGCTCGTCGCGCCCGACGGCGCCGTGTTCTATCAACTCTCGCCGAACCTCCTGGCCGGCCTGCCGAACGGCGAGCTCGGCGTCCCGGCGCGGGAGATGATCCACGATCGCTGGAATTGCGCCTATCACCCGCTCGTCGGGATCTCGCCGCTCTATGCCTGCGGCGCGCAGGCGAACCTCGCGAACCTGATCGGCAACTCGCAGATTAATTTTTTCACCGCCGGCGGCCGGCCCTCGGGCCTCCTCGTCGCGCCGACCGAGATCGACGAGAAAACCGCGAAGCGCCTCAGCGAAACCTGGCACGGCCTCGGGCCCGGCAAGACCGCCGTCGTCGGCTACGGCATGAAGTACCAGGATATCGGGACGAGCGCGGTCGACTCGCAACTCACGACGCAATCCGATCAGGCGACGGCGATGATCGCCGGCTGTTTCGGCGTCCCGATCTCGTACGTCGACTCGAGCAAGCAACCGCCCTACGCGAATAGCGAGGCGACGCAGTTGCAGTATCAGAGTCAGTGCTTGCAGGTGCATATGACGGCGCTCGAGTGCGCCCTCGACGAAGGCCTCGAGCTGCCGGCGCCCTACGGGACCGAATTTGATATCGACGCCTTGATCTGGATGGATACGGCGACGCGCACCAAGGCCGCGCACGATACGATCATGGCCGGCGTGTTGTCGCCGAACGAGGCCCGGCTCAAGTACTTCGGCCTCGGGCCCGTCGACGGCGGCGAGACGCCGTACCTCCAACAACAAATGTATAGCCTGGCGGCGCTCGCGGGCCGGGATCCCGCGGCGCCGAACGCCATGTCGGCGCCTGCGGCCCCTGCGCCGTCGCCCGAGCCCGCGGCGTCGCCAGATCCGACCGAGCAACAAGTCGCCGCCGCGATCGGCGAGCTCGCCGAGGCCTGAACAATGGCGCCCTTAGATTTTTCCCGCGTCACCCTCGCCGGCCCGCTCTGGACCGTCGACGAGGTGAAACCGCATTTACGGATCCGCGATGCTGATCACGACGCCGATATCGGGCAAAAACTCGACGCCGCCGAGGAGGCGATCGTCGCGTATCTCAAGACCGCGGCCGATCCGACGTGGGATGCGGATACGGCGCCGCTCGCCGTCAAACATGCGGTCCTCATCCTGACGACGCATTTGTACGAACACCGCGGCGACGATATGGCGCCGAGCGCGTCGGGCTCGACGCCTGACGCCGATGTGTGGCAGGCGATCGCCCGCTTGCTCGCCATGTACCGGGATCCGACGCTCGCATGACCGCGATCGGCCAGTACCGCCACGTCGTGAGCCTCGAGAACCCCGGCGATCCCGCGCCCGACGGCGACGGCGGCTATACCGAAACCTTCGAGGCGCTCGATCCGGCCTTCTGGGATTGCGCGATTACGCCGGCCTCGCAACGCCTGAGAACGCTCGAGACGCTCGCCTCGTCGGCCGTCCTCGCCCAGGCGACGCACGTCCTCACCGGGCCCTATCACGCCGGGATCACGATCGAGACGCGGATCACGTTCAACGGGCGACGGTTCAATGTGATCAACGTCGCCAACCTCGAGGAGCGCGGGATCGAGACGCAACTGCTCGCCGTCGAGGTGCTCACCTAATGGCAAGCGTCACCTGGGATGGCCTCGACGACCTCGAGGAGGAGCTCGGCAAGCTGCCCGAGGATCTCGCGCAGGCCGGCGGCGCCCTGGCGACCGAGAGCGCCGAGCAGGCGGCCGTCGAGATCAAGGCGGCGTATCCCTATCGCGACGACGTGACGCATAAGGCGTACGCCGCGAGGGGCTGGGCGACGCATTTACGCGACGGCGTGATCGTGCGCGAGAAGCGTCTCGACTACGGCAAGGTCGTGTACCTGATGAACACGGCGCCCTATGCGTACGCCTATGAGAGCGGCCGGCGCAAGGGCAAGCACGGCACGACGCCGGCGCGGCCGACGTTTATCCCGATCCGCAACAAGTATCAACGCGGGTACATCGAGGCGATCGTCGCGCTGCTCGAGGAGCGCGGCCTCAGGACAAGCGGCAGTGCCGAAACCTGATACCTCGGCGATCGACGCCGCGCTCGTGAACGTGCTTTATCAGGACACGACGTTGAAAAGCCTCGTGCCCGACGGCGTGTACATGGACGAGGCGCCGCCGAACGCGCAACGGTTCGTGATCGTCGCCCTGGCCGACGCCGTCGATAACGCGACCTACGATGCCGGCCGGGCCTTCGAGGAGAAAACCTATACCGTCGTCGCGAAAATGCTCTCGACGGCCGGCGGCGATATCAAGGGCGCGGCGGCGCGGATCGACGTGCTCCTCGAGGACGCCGCGCTCACCGTCACCGGGTACGCCGACGTGCGGGCGCGCCGCGAGCGGCCGATCCGCGAGACGGACGTCGACACGGTCGATCCCTCGCTGCGCTGGTTTCACCGCGGCGGCGAGTACCGGGTACATGCAGCTATCACCTAAACGAGGGCCCGAACGATGAGTATCAAAACCGGCCGCTACGGCAAAGTCTCTTACGATCCGCTCGGCGGATCGGCGCTCGTTCAGATCATTTCGATCAACGCCTGGAAGGGCTCGTTTGCGACCGACTACGAGGACGTCTCGTGTTTCGGTGATACGAACAAGGTTTACATTCCCGGCCTCATGGACATCGGCGGATCGTTCTCGGGGTTCTGGAATTCGGCCGAGCTCACGCTATTCAAGGCGGCGATGCAACCGAGCCCGGGCGCCTTACAGTTGATGCCGAACACGACCGAGCCGAGTTTTTTCTGGTCGGGGCCCGCGTACATGTCGGCGGATATCGATTGTTCGATGAACGCGCCGAAAGTCACGGGCACGTTCAAGGCGGCCGGATCGTGGTCGGTACCGGGTCAGGTGATGGCCACCGGCGCCGGGCCGGGCACGGGCCTGGGCACGTTCACGCCGAGCGGCGCGACGCCGCCGCAAAACTTCGCCGCGCTCTCGACGGTCGTGGCGAACCCGGCGACGAACTGGACGACGGGTCAGTACATCCAACTCGGCGACGGCTCGCGCGCGAATTGGACCGGCTCGGCGTGGGCCGTCGGGGTACACGCCTAAGACCGTGTTCACCGAAGGGATCACCCTGCGCGGCCTCGAGGCGACGATCGTCTGGGGCTACCGCACGGCGGCCGTCTGCAAAGAGTGGACGGCCGCCAGAACACCAGGCGGCCTCTGGACGGTACGCGCCCAGGTCGCGCGGGCGGATCCCTTTTCACTGAAACAAGCGGGCCTCAAGTTTACGGCGCCGCGGATCGGCGGGCGGTTCTGCTGGCCCGTCGTCGCCGTCACCCTCACGGGATCCTCGCTCGCCGGGCAACTCGGCCCACCGGAGTCCTAACCTATGTCGCGCTTCGTCCGACCGGAAACCACGACGATCGCCCTGAGCGGCGGCGAGACCCTCACGATCCGCCGGCGCCTGAGCGCGGGCGAGGCCCGGGCCCGCACCGAACGCTGGACCGAGCAAGTCGAGGATCCGCTCACCGGCGGCGTGAAGCTCGTCCCGCGCCTCACGCGCGCCGGCCTCGCGACGATTACGGCGTACCTCCTCGACTGGTCGCTCACCGACGACGCCGGGCACCGCGTCGAGATCCAGGGAATCGCGCAGGCCGAGCTCGAGGCGATCGTCGACAACCTCGACGGCGACGCCTTCGCCGAGATCCGCCTGGCGATCGAGGCGCACGAGGAGGCCCTGCGCGCCGAGCGGGACGCGCAAAAAAAAACGGCTGGGCCGAGCGCGTCGTCGCCGACCTCAACATCGCCCGTCGCTGTGGCTGGCGCTATGAGTGGGTAACCGACCTCGACGCCGATGTGTACGCGATCCTCGTCGAGGAGCTCCTGAAGGAACAAGCGCAGGCCGAGGCCTAACCGATGCCGATTACCGGGAAATTCGAGGCCGATTTTTCGCAATTCTCAGACGCAACGCAAGAGGCGACGAGCGATCTCAAAACCTTTCAAGCCTCGGCGACGAGCGCGACGCAGGCCGTCTCCGACCTCGAAAAAACGACCGCGACGGCCGTCCCGCATACCTCGAGCCTCGCCGAGTCCTACTCGAAATTTGACGGGGCGCTGAACGCCGTCGGGATCCACATCGGCCCACAGATCAAAGCGGTCGAGGATCTCGGGGCTGTCGCCGGGAAAAGCGCCGGGCAAATCGGCCTCCTCGGGACCGCCGGCCTCGTCGTCGGCGCCGCGATGGCCGGCTGGGACGTCGGCCGCTGGATCGCCAAGATCACCGGCGCGGATCAAGCCGTCGTGAACCTCACCGACAAGCTCCTCGGGACGGGCCTGGCCGCGCAAACCGCCGGCGCCGAGCAGGACGCGATCGCGTTGGCCTTGCAACGAACCGGGATCCATGCGGCCAACGGCGCCGAGGCCCTCGCCCTGAATACCAAATGGGCGAAAGAGAACCAGGCCGCGGCGAAAGAGGCCGCGAAAGAACATAAGGCCTGGGCCGACGCCATGGTCGAGCTCAACGCGGCCGGGACCGGCTGGAAAGGTACGCTCATGACGATCGACGGGGAAACCGTCGAGGCGATCAAGTACTACCTGGCCGCCGGCGTCTCACAGGGCAAGCTCGCCGAGGCGTATGCGCTGACCGACGTGCAAGTGAAGGCCGTCGCCTCGTCGATGGCCGATCAGAAGAAAGCGACCGAGGACGCGACGAAGGCGGCCGACGAGGCGGCGCGGGCCGCCGAGCGCTATAGCCTCGCCTGGGAAAAGGCGCAGAAAGAGACGGCGCAACTGTGGGCGAAACAGGGCGAGGCCTTCGCCGACTACCAACGCAATACGGTGCAACTCGAGGATCAAACCGCGAAGGCGCGCCTCGATCACGATCTCACGTTTTGGAAAAGTCGCCTCGATCAAGGCCTGATCTCGACGAAGTTGTACGACGCCGAAGTTTCGGCGCTCAATCGGACCTACGCCGCCGAGCACGACGCCGCGCTCGCGAGCGAAACCGCCGCACGGATCGACAAGCTGCGCCAGGCGCAAGAGGGCGAGATCGCCGTCGTCGCCGAACGCTACGGCAAAGGCGTGATCGACGAAGCGACCTACCAGGAACAGATTGAGGCGATCCGCTCGCGGTACCGGATCCTCGAACAGAGCGCGCAGGATACCGCCGACACCCAGGCGGCGATCCGGCGCCAGCAACGGCTCGACCAAGAGATCCAGGCGGCACAGACGGCGGCGAAGGCGACGATCGCGGCGATCTCGTCGGTTGACGCCTTTATGAACGCGAATCAGCGCGTCTCGCTCTCGCAACAGATTGCGCCCGCCGATATCACCGAGGCCAACAAGGCCGGCGCCGTCGCGCGCCTGAAACAACTCGAGCAAGGGTTTCAGGATTTTCCCGGCCGCGCGCCTGGCGGGACGGGGAAAACGGGCCTCGCGTCGGACGATCTCGCCGGGTACATGCAAATGCTGCGGGAGCGGATCGAGTACGCCTCCCTCAAGGCCGCGCTCCCAGGGCTCGCGGCGGGCGGGCCCGTGCGGGCCGGCGGCGCGTATATCGTCGGCGAGCGCGGGCCCGAGCTCTTTCTCCCGGGCGTGAGCGGCGCGATCTCACCGAACGCACCAGGCGCCGGCGCCTCGAGTATCCAGATCGTGATTAACGGATCGCTCCTCTCGACGCAGACCGAGCTCGCGGCCCTCGTGCAACAGGCGTTTATGACGGCGTACCGCACGGGCGGCAATCGCCTGCCGGCCTAGTATGGCAACCCTCCAACCGGGCGAGAAGGCGCGCATGTATGCCCTCGGCAAGATCGCCCGCGGCGGCGCGACGCGCGGCGGCTACGTGAGCGCCCGCGCCTTTATCGCGATCGACGGGGTGCATGTGGGGTTTGGTGGGACGCCGGGCGCCGGGCACGTCGGGACGATCATCACCTCGCTGTCGATTACGGACACGCTGAACGAGGCCGCGAACACGGCGCAATTTCGGATCAATGGGATGGTTCCCGCGGCCGGCGCCGAGATCAAGATCACCCTCGGGAGTAAGAACGCGACCGGCGCCCTGTTCGCCGGGTTTGCGCTGCACGTGCAACAGGGCTACGCCGCCGACAAGCCGGCCAATATCAACGCCGACGTCTCGGCCGTCGATTACACCTGGCTCTTAGGCTTTACGAAAGTGACGAAGGCGTACCGGAACCAATCGGCGAGCGCGATCGCCGCCGACCTCGTCGCGACGTATGCCGCGGCGAACGGGTTCACGACGCACAACGTCGCGGCGGGCCTCCCGACGCTCACCGAGATCACCTATACGAACGAGGAGCTCGATCAGGCCCTGACGCGCCTGGCGCAACGGATCGGCGGGTACTGGTATGTCGATTATCAAAAGGACGTCCATGTTTTTCTCAACGAAACGCTGAACGGCGCGCCCGAGGTGCTGACGCCGGCGCACAAATCCCTCGCCGACGTCCGCAAAACCGCCGACCGGACGCAAGTACTGACCCGCGTGTACGTCGAGGGCCGGGGCTCGAATATCCTCGGCGCCGTCGCGGCCGGCGACACGATGATCCCGATCGAGGCCGTCGATATGTTCGAGGCGGCGGCCGACGTGTTCGCGAAAGTGTCGCCGCACGGATCCGAGGGCGCGGCCGAGTGGGTGAGCTATACCGGCGTGATCCCTGGCGGCGCCGGCTCGCTCGTCGGGCCCGGCGTCGGGCCGCCAGGCGCGCCGACTGTGGGCAGGGCCGCGGGCGCGGGCCTCAGCGTCGGCCGGTATCAGTACGCCTACACCGACGTCACGCCGAGCGGCGAAACCCTGCCGAGCCCGATCGCGGCGATCGACGTCGGATCGCCCGTGGCGCCGCCGCCGACCGCGCCGGGCGCGACACCGCAACCCGCGACGAGCGGCGTCGACCTCGGGACGCACATCTACAGTTACACGTACGTGACCGGCGCCGGCGGCGAAACGACGCCGGCCCTGCAAGCAACGACAGTGAACACGCAAGCGCCGCTCACGCCGACGGGCGGGATCGATCATGTGGCGGCCCATAGCGGGGGATCGCTCGTGGCTGGCGCGTATGCGTACCGCGTGACCTATATCGGCACGGCGCCAGGGAGCGGCCAGAGCACCGCCGCGCCGTATGGCGGCGCGATCACCCTCGCCGGGCCGAATCAATCCAACCAGCTCTTTATCGGCGGCACACCGCAGACCGTGGTACCGGCTGGCGTGACGCGCGTGATCGTATACGGATCGAATATCAATGCGACCAGCGGGCCGTTTTTCGGCCTCGGCGACGCGAGTAAAAACGCCGACGGTACGTGGACGTTTATCGACCAATTTTTACGCAATCCCGGCGGCCTCGGCGGCGCGCCGCTCCCGACGACGAACGCCGCGCTCGCCTGGCTCGCCCAAGTGCACGTCACGACGCCCGCGAGCCCGGATCCCGTCGTCACCGGCGCCAAGATTTACCGAACGCGCCTCGATGGCACCTGGCACCTCGTCGCCTCGGTCACTGGCCCGCAAGGCGCGATCGCGTACGACGACGTGATCCCGGATGCGAGTCTCGGCGCGGCGCCGCCGACCGTCGATAGCTCGGCCGGCGGGTACCGCGCCGTCGCGCTCTCGAATATTGCCCCGGGACCTGGCGCGACGACGGACCGGAAGTTATACCGCACGGCCGTGAACGGGACGCAATTGCGATTACTCGCGGCCTTTGGCAATAACACCGTGAGTACGGTCACGGATATCAACCCGGATACCGCGCTCGGCGTGAACGCGCCGACGAGCGATACCTCGGGCCTGCAACAAATCGCCGGACAAGTACCGGCCGGCTCGGCGGCGATCGTCGTCGCGAACCTGGGCCCGTTCGAGAGCGGCGGCGGGTGGGCGGTGATCGGCAACGGTGAACAGGTGATCCGGTACGCCGGCAAAACCGGGAACACGCTCAGCGGGATCCCGGCCGTCGGGATCGGCGCGATCGTCGCGGCGATCGCCTACAACTCGACGATCACGGCCGCGCCGATGTTGACCGGGATCCCGGCGAGCGGCGCCTATGCGATCGTCGAGGATCTCAACCCGGGCGACGAGATCAACCTCGTCGTGAAACGCGAGGACGCCGCCCGGCAGACGGCGCTCGCGGCGATGATCAAGACCGGGCCGGGCTGGCGCGAGGAGTGGATCCAAGATCGCCGGCTGTCGATCGCCGAGGCGCGCGCCCGCGGCGACGCGACGCTCGCGCTGCGCCCGCTCGAGGACGTCACGATCACGTATACCTGTCGGGATCTGCGGACGGCCTCGGGCAAGTCGATCACCGTGAACCTCCCGGCGCCGACGAACCTGAGCGGGACATTCAAAATTCAATCGGTGACGATCAGCAATTTTCGGCCGTACCCGACGCAGTACCCGACGTTCAGCGTGACGGCCTCGAGCTCGATGTTCTCGTTCGAGGACTGGCTGAGACAAATGCAAACGAAGGTATAACCGATGCCGATTACGCGGACGCCCATCATTGACGACGACGGCACCGGTACGACGGGCTCGGTGCTCGATAACGCCTGGAAACAACAACTCTACGATCAGATCGACGCGCTGAGCGCGAGCGGCGCGGTCTATGGGAATTGGACGCCGATCGACGGGAGCGGCGCGGCAATCCCGTTGACGATCCTCGGCGCGCGCTATTGCAAAATGGATAAGCTCGTGAGTGTCTGGGCGGATATCGTCTATCCGTCGACGGCGAGCTCGTTACAGGCGACGATCTCCGGCCTCCCGTTCGGCAACGCGGGGCCGAATTGCGCCGGCTGTTTTTTGACGTTTGGGCCGCCCATGCTGTTTTTTCAAGGGGTCGGCGTGACCTACCTCTTAATGTTTACGCCCGCGATGGCGAATCAACCCAACAGCGCCGTCAGCGGCGCGCGCGTCGTCTTTCAAGGCTCGTTTCTCACCACGTAACAGGGGGCACCGATGGCCGCTCCGTTTCCGCCCGCGGGCGGGCAAAAGCAATACACCGAGCGCCCGCTCAAGGTGTACGGCGAGCAGTACCTCGCGGGCCAGGCCTTGCCCGTGCACGTCGTGATCGATCCCGTCCTGACGCTGCCCGACGGATCGACCGCTCCGATCTACGCCGACGGCCAGGCGCGCGCGCCGCTCGCGGCCGGCTGGGTTGTCTTGCACCCGGGCGACTGGCTGATCTCGAGCCGCTTTAGCGGCGCGCCCGTCGAGGTGATCTCGAATGAAGAATTTGCCGAACGGTTCGGCGGCGGGCCGGCCGTCGTCGAGGGCACCTAACCAAGGAGGCCGCTATGGTGACGCTCAAGATCGGGCTGATGATCGCCGCGCTACTGCTCGAGGTGTTCGCCGCGCTCGGCGTCCCGTCGCCGCGGCTGAACCTGATCGCCGCGGGTTTAGCCTGTTATCTCGCCGCGATCATCATCGCGTAAGGGCGCCCGGGCGCGCGAGGATGCCCCAGGCGCGGCGATCGCCCTGGCGCCTGCGCCTCACCCTCATCGCGCTCGTGCTGCTCGAGCTCGGCGTCGGGCTGTTCGTGCTGTGGTGGGGGAGTGGACGCTGACGGACTCGAACCGCCGACCTCCTCGGTGTGAACGAGGCGCTCTAACCAACTGAGCTAAGCGTCCAAATTCTGCATTTGCAAAATGCAACTTACGGGCATCCTCGAACCTGTTCTACGCGGTAAAGCGCTTTACCAAAAAAGTAGGTTCGAGGACGGTTCGAGCAACCTGCAACTACCTGCGCAACCTACCTTTCCGGCTATGGCTTCGAGCGTGTGAAAAGAGACTAACGCCGGCGCTCAACCCACAAAAACACTCAGTAAATCAGGCGATTTCGGCACGTTTCGGCCTGTTTTACTCGAACCACTTACCAGAAAATATATTGAAATATATTGAGTGTTTTTGAAGGTGTTTTCCTCGAACCAACGGGGAGTGGTTCGAGGGGTAAGAGGCCACAGGCCGCCGGAGGGATCGCGACGCTCGAACCATGGGGCGTCGGCTCGAGGGGTAAGAGGCCATAGGCGATCGGACGGATGCGGCGCGCGCACGAGGCCATAGGTTCGAGTTAATCGGTTCGCTCGGTGTGCTGGCGGAGTCGCTGCTCGAGCTCGAGCTCGAACGCCGTCGGCGGGCCGATGATGATCAGGGCGTAACTTGTGGGATCTGGCTCGTACCGTTTCCAGCCATCGACGGGCTCGACCTCGATCGCCCGTCGATACCACGACACCCGCACGTCCTCGCTACGCTCGAGAAGCGCCGTGAAGGCCTCGATCAGTTTGCGCTTTTCTTCGGACGTCATGACCGGCGAACGATCTTGAGCGGCGTCGGCGGCGTGAGGGGCTCGGCCAGGTGACGATCGAGCCAAGCCGTAAGCGCCTCGTTCGCCTCGCGCAGCGTCGGATCGACGGCCGAGGCGGTATAGATCCGCGACGTGCGCGCCGACCGATGATCGAGCGCCCGGATGACGGCCGGATTGATTTGCAGCTGGCCGCGCCGATCGAACAGGCCATTCGTCGCCTGCGCCAACGCGGACGCGAGCGAGTGCTTCAGGTGGTACAGCGTCATCGTCGAGAGATCGACCGGGACGCCGGCGGCGCCGAGCGAGGCCTGCGCCCGAGCCGCCGCGCCCTTGAATTGCTTATTGAGGCCCGAGACCGAAAACTTACCCCAGGCGGCCGGCGTCGCGGCGAACGCCCGCATGGCGTCGACGCCGTACGGCGTGAGCGGGATCGTTTCGGGCGCCGGGATCACCTTCGCCCGGCCCTTAAAGCGCGGCGGTTTGGTGAGGGTAATGACGCCGGCGGCCATCTCCTCGCGCGTCGCGTCGGGGTCGTCATGAAACGCCGTCTCCGGTTTCAACAGGCTGAGTTGTTTCGGCGTGATGTTCACCCAGGCGAGGACCGCGAGCCGGAGCTCGCCGTGGCGCGACTGCTTACCGAACGGCCGGCGCACCGACGCGAGCACCTCGCGCACGAGGCGCATATCCTGGCCGGATAACTTGGCGCCGGCCCGGGCGCGCGTCTCGATGAGGGCGATCGGATTGCGCGGCGCCTGCGGATCGTTGCGGTTCAGGATCCGAAACAGCTGATAGAGCGCCTGGCGGTAGTGGTTCGACGTCGTACCGAACTCGGTCGGATCGGTATCGCGATCCGTCGGCGCGAACGCCTCCTCGAGCACCTTGCGGATCCGATCGATCACCTCGGCCCGGATCGAGACGGATTTACCCACGCGCACGAACGCGATCTCACCGAGGGTCCGACCGACGTCCTGATCGCGCGCCGCCTTGTATTGCGCCGGCGTCACGACGGGCGCCGTCGGCGCAGACGGTTGGGCCATCCAGAAGGCCAGCTGAAACGTGCGGACCTTTTTTGTCGCCGGCGAGAGGTTCGCGACCTCGAGGTACCGTTCGACGCCCGCGGCCAGCGTCCCGGCCGTCGGCGTCGGATCTTTCGCGCGCTCGCGCTCGAGAGCGGCGCGCGTCGTCGTCACCCATCGCACCATCGCGGCGTCGTCGCGTTTCTTCCAGGATCTCGAATCACGCAAGGCGCCCGGCCCTGAGCCGACCTTCACCTTGCCCTCATAGCCGTACGAGGTTTTGTAAATGTTCGCCGGGAGGGGTAACTCAACTGTAAGCGATTTCATATATTTGCTCTATGCGATTTGGGTTAGTATGCGTCTTTGGTATTCGCCGTCGTCGTCGCGAGGTTCTCATATGCTGACGTCGATCGAGTCTCCCGAGCTCACCCACCAAGAGCGGCGCCTGCTCGCTCTATTTCGTTCACTGGATCCCGACCTGCGCGCGCGCGTCGAGGAGTTTATGGTCGAGGCGGCCGTCGTTTGCGCTGATGCGTCTGACGAAGGCTTGTCAACATCTCCAGAAGGGTCTGACGGGTCTTAGGCGGGAGGGCGCGCACCTCCTCGATGAGGCGCGCCTCGAACGGATCGCTCGGCAGGTTCAGCAACCCCACCAGGGTAAAGCCGAACATCTGGGCCATGCGGTCGAGCGTCGTGAGATCGGCGTCGAATTCGCCCTTCAGGTAGCGACTCATCCAGGCCTGCGTACGGCCGATCCGTTCGCCGAGCTGCGCCTGCGTGACGCCGGTCGTCTGGATCCAGGAGCGGATCCGCTCGCGGGCCTGCTGATCAAGGGTCTGGGGCACGGGTACCAGAATCGGTGCATCAGGCATCAACATGCAAGCAGTATACACGTTCTGTATATTCCAGCCTAGCAGTTGACACGGCCGCGCCCGAAAGTGTATATCCATATTCGTTATGAAACGCCGTCGCCTGCCGGCCAAGAATCCGCACCCGAAATACCCCAACCTTCGCGCGTACATGCAAATGACCGGCGACACCCAGGAGGCGATCGCCGCCGAGCTCGGGATTAGTCAGGCGCATATCTCGCGGATTCTGGCGGGGAAGGTGGTACCCCGCGCCGAGCTCGCGATCCGCCTGGCCGCCTACGCCGATATTCCCGTCGACTCGTTCACCTGGGCCGCGGCGCGCCAGAACCAGAAAGGCGCCGTCGCGTGATCCCTGAGCCGGCCGTCGACGACGCCCTCGAGGCCCGCCGCCAGGAGGCCCTCGCCCGCGTCGACCGCGGCGAGCTCCTCACGCCCGACGAAATGGCCGCGATCTTTCGGATGAGCCGGCCGACGTTCAATACCCACCTCGGCGCCGGCGAATTCGACGCCTTTCGGGTAACGCCCCAAATCGGGCGCCCGTTGTTCTCGGGCGTGATCGTCCGCAAGTACCTCGCGGGCGAGCCGCTCTATGAGCCCACCTTCGGGCGCAAGCGGGGCGCGCGATGAGGGCGCGGGCCTTCTGGCGCCTCGTGCGGATCCGCTGGCGCCTCTGGGCCGTCTCGCGCGAGGTCCGCCGGCGCCGCGAGCTCGCCGCGGCCGTCGGGCCCGTCTCGGAACGCTGGATCAAAACCGCGATCTACACCCGCGGCACACGTCGAGAGGAGTAACCCATGCCCGAGACCGCCGTCGCACCGAAACCGCCCGAACTCGACGCGCAGACGATCGAGCGCGTTCTGCTCCAGGGCGATCTCAGTCGGCTCTCGCCCAAGCAAAAAATTGATTACTACGGCGCCGTCTGTGAAAGCGTCGGCCTCAACCCGCTGACGCGGCCCTTCGATTACCTCGTGCTGAACGGGAAAGAGATCCTCTACGCCCGGCGCGAGGCGACGGAACAACTGCGCCGCCTGTACGACGTGAGCGTCACGATCACGGCCCGCGAGCTCACCGAGGATATCTACGTCGTCACGGCGCGCGCGACGCTGCCGAGCGGCCGTACCGACGAGAACATCGGCGCCGTGCCCGTCGGGACGCTCAAGGGCGAGGCCCGGGCAAACGGCATGATGAAGGCCGAGACGAAGGCCAAGCGGCGGGTGACGCTCGCCATTTGCGGCCTCGGGATCCTCGACGAGTCCGAACGCGACGGCCTGCCGGACGAGGACACGCCGCGCCGGCTGTCGGCCGCGCTCGCGCGCGAACTCGAGCCGACGCCCGTCCGACCGATGAACGACTACGCGACCGTCGTCGCGCCGCCGCCGGCCGAGGGCGAGACGGCGCCCGTCCCGCCGCCGGGGTTTGTCCTGATCGAGCGCGTCGACTCGGCGCCGACGCGCAACAAAAACGTGACGAAGTACCGGATCCAGTTGTCGACGGGCGAACTCGTCACGACGATCAAGCCGCTGTATGCCGCCGTCGCGCAAACCTGCGCCGACGCGCACACGCCGTGCAAGGTGACAACTGAGCGCACCGATTGGGGGCTCGAGCTCGTCACGATCGAAGCGATCCCGCCAGGCGAGATCCCTTTTTAGGTGCGGCCGTGCCCGAGAAACACTGGTACCCGCCGGCCGAAACGCATTTCGTCGATTGGGACGTCCGCGGCAAACGGTTACGCCGCGCGATTTGCGGGCGCCTGATTTCGGTGAGCGATGAGTCCGTGCGGCCGACGTGCGGCGACTGTCTGCGGATCCTGCGCGCGCGCCTCGAGGATCAACCGTGACGCGCGCTCTTACGAAACGGACGGTCGATCGCTCGCTCTCGAAATACGAGCCCGCGAAAGGCGCGAGGCGGATCGCCGGCGCCGAAGCGGCCATGAAGCATTACGCGCGCGCGAAGGACGCGACGAACCTCGCCCGCGCGATCCGAGAAAAGCTCGAGGCGCAAGCCGAGTTTGTGTACTGGTGGGATAGCCGCCTAAAAAACAAGGCCGGGCGACCGAAAGAATCGATAACTGATCGGTTATCGATTACCAAAGACGCGAAGCTCGCCGAGCGACTCGGTACGAGCCTCATGCGGATCTCGCGCTGGCGCAAAAAGCTGAACGATCCGCGCGCGTTTGAAAACACGTTCGAGGCCTTGCGCGCGAAGTATCCGAAGCTGGTCGAGTTTGAGACGACCGCGCACGTCGGGCAGAACACCGGCGAGAACGACTGGTACACGCCGGCCGAGTACGTCGACGCTGCGCGCGACGTGATGGGCGGGATCGATCTCGATCCGGCCTCTAATCCCGTCGCGAACGAAGTGGTCAAAGCGACGCGCATTTTTACGCCTGCCGACGACGGCCTCAAGCAGGCGTGGTTTGGGCGCGTCTGGATGAATCCGCCGTACGCGCAACCGCTGGTCACGCAATTCTGCGAGCTGCTCGCCGAGAGCGTCCGCGCCGGGATGGTGACGAGCGCGATCGTGCTCGTGAACAACGCGACCGAAACGCAGTGGTTTCGATCGCTGGCGGACGTCGCCGCGGCGATCTGTTTTCCCTCTGGGCGCGTCCGGTTCTGGCACCCGGATCGCGAGAGCGCGACGCCTTTGCAGGGCCAGGCCGTGCTCTATTTCGGCCCGACCGTGCAGGCCTTCGCGGATCGGTTTCGATCGTTTGGATTCGTCGTTGAGGTGCTCAGGTGACGCAACTCCGGAAGGCCGGCGACGCCGTGTCGAACTATTTCGATGATCTGTTCGCCGGGATCGGGCATCGGGGAAGTTCGTTCTGCAATCTCGACGGGATCGACTATTCGGTCCAAATGACGCAGGACGAGGCGACCGAGCGCGTCCTGATCTTTGAACTCAAGAGCGAATCCGACACGACCTCGGCCGGCCAGTGGCGCGCGCTCAAAGGCCTCGCGCGGATCAGCGCGCAGATCGACGTCTGGATCTTGCGGCGCCGCGCGGACGGCGCGATTGATTTCTTTGATTTTCGCAATAGCCGCACGTACCAAGCGATCACCGCGGCCGAGTGTCGGACGCGCTACGAGGCCTGGTGGAATCGGCGCCCGTGTTGGTGGGGCGACGTGCCGACGACGAACGAGCGCGACGATCGCTGGATTCTCGAGCAGGACGGCCGCGCGGCGAGGGCGGCGCGCTGATGGTTTGGATCAAGCTCGAGGATCAGATCGCGCACCACCCGAAATTTATCAAGGCCGGGCCCGTCGCGTCCTGGCTGTGGGTCTGCGGGAACGGGTACGCGAACAAGTTTCTCACCGACGGATTTATCCCGGCGCCGGCCGTCAAAACGCTCGGCGGGATCGAGAACGCCGGCAAACTGGCGACGGTGCTCGTCGACGTCGGCCTCTGGGAACGTGTCGACGGCGGGTACCAGATCCATGATTTTCACGATCACAACCCGACGGCGGCCGAGGTACGGGCAAAGCGGCGCCAGGCGGCCGAGGCGGGGAAGGCGGGCGCGGATCAGCGATGGGGAAAAAATGGCGGACGGCATAAGTAACCGTATAGCGAAACGCGAAGCGGATCGTATAGCGATCATGGATCTCAGCCTGCATACCCCCGTCCCGACCCGTAAGAACGTACTAGCTAGATCGTGGTACCTGGGATCGTTAGATCCGATCGTCGTACTTGAAGCAATTAGTACAGGCGCTTCGCGCCGATTCACGGGTTGAAATGACGAAAAGCCCGACCCGCCTCCTCGCGGCGCTCGTCCATGAGGCCCTCAACCGGGAGGCCTTCGCGACGCTCGCCGACCTGGCCGAGGCGACGAAAACCCGGGCCGCGCACCTGCGGATCCCCTACGACGCCGGCCGGGTTAGCGAGGCCTTCGCCCTCGTCGCCAGAACGCGCCGGCTCGTGGTGAACCAATGAGACGCGACGCGCGCAAGGACGCGAACCAGGCGGCGCTCGTCGAGGCCCTCCGCAAGCTCGGCGCGAGCGTGACGATCCTGAGCGCGCCCGGCCTGCCGGATCTGCTCGTCGGGTTTCGGCACCACAATTTTCTCTTTGAAGTGAAAACGGCCGACGGCACGACGACGCCGGCCCAGGATCTCTTTCTCGCGACCTGGCGCGGGCAAGCGCGCGTGGTGCAGACGCTCGACGAGATCCGCGAGGTGCTCGGATGCTAGACCCTGAGGATCTCGAACGCGTCGTCGACGCGCTCGCGGAGATCGCCCGGCTCCTCGAGGCCGTGACGCATATTCTCGAGCGGGCGATCGGACGCAGCATGGAGGAGGCCGAGGCGATCCCGGGCGATCGCCACACCGACCGCGCCGGCCTGCTCGACGACGAGGGCGAGGACTGATGGCGAATAGCGTCACCGTGGGCGACACCATGCGGATCTCCGTGCCGTTACTGCGCGAGATCCACGATCGACCGCTGCATCGTTCCGCGCTCGTGCGCGTCGTCGACGTGCGGATTGACGCCGACGGGCACAAAGAGCTCGTCGTGACAACTGTCGACGAGCGCCTCGAGGGCGACGAATGATCGTCGGCTCGCTGCTCGTCACCGACGGCGAACTGCGGGCCCTGGCGCGCGGGCTCGTGCCCTTGCGCGTCCGCGCCCAGGCGCTCGCGCTCTCGCAATCGCTCCTCATCAAACTGCGCCAGAACGCCGCGAAACCCGAACGCAAGCGCGCGGCGAAGGCCGCGATCCGCACGTAACCCCGAAGGAGATCAGCATGGACATTCAACAGAAGCTGGACGAGATCCTCGCCGACAATCCCGACCTCCAGAAGTACATCGCGGCCTGGTATTACGTGCCCGACGGCGCGACGCCGCCGCGCGACGTCTCGCACCTAATCCGCGTCACGTCGACGACGACGGCCGCGCGACACGCCTCGATCGGGATCGTGGCGACGCCGGCCGCGGGCGCGATCCTCGAGGCGATCCTCGCCCTGATCGCGACGCAACCGATCCCGCCCGAACCGAAGTGAGGAGTAACGTGATGCGCATGAGTCTCACGCTCGCGCTCGTCGTCGTCGGGACGTTGTTCGCGGCGAGCTGCGGCGATACCGTGATCAACCCGCCGACCTACCCGGCGCCGATCGCCCCGACGCCGACGCCGCAACCCGCGCCGACGCCGCCGCCGGCGCCGCGCAGTAACACGATCGAATTTCGCGTGAGCGGGAACGCCTCGAGCGCGCGGATCCGGTTTAGCAATCCCGTCGACGGGCTCACGCAAGTGATTACCGGCCTGCCGTACATCGTCGAGGCGACGACGACGCAAACGATCATCTTTCTCTCGCTCGACGTGACGCCGATCGCGTATCCGATCGGGATTACGGCGCCGTTTCTGTCGGCGCAGATCGTCGTCAATGGATCGCTGTTTCGCGAGGCGACGGCGACCGATACCGCGCTGAATACGTTGTCCGTCAATGGCACCTGGCGCGCCAACTAGGAGGACGAATTGACCGCCGCGTCCCGCCCCCCTGACGACACCCCGCTGCCATCTCAGTGTCGGAACTGTGGCTATTCACCGGAAGCCTGCGTGCAAGTCAACGGCTGTTGTAAATCCTGCACGCACGTTGGTCCGATGCCTTATCAATGGGTCGCCCCTGACGACACCCCCACACGCCTCCTCGACTTCAAATATGCGATTGCGCTTATTGAGAACCGCATTCCACTTGAAGGGCCAGTGAACCGTGAACCATTGCGCCAGCGTGTTGAGCGACTGAAAGCATACGAGGCCAATATGTCCCGTCTAATTGAGGAGCGAGATGGACATAAACGGGGGGCTGCGCTTCTCGCTACGACTGCCGCGAATAATCTAGCTCGTGCTGAAGCCGCCGAGGCCGAAGTCTCCCGTCTCCGCGAGGCGCTCGTGACGGAAGAGGCTGGAAATGGCTTACTCAAGCGTGCCCTCGTGACGGCCGAGGCCGAAGTCTCCCGTCTCCGCGAGGCGCTGGAACTTGCCGAACGGCGTAATGGAGGCTTGCGAGAATCGTTAGATGTGAAGTCGAGAGCGCTTCACAATGCCGAGGCCGACGTCTCCCGTCTCCAGCAGGAGAACGCCTTACTCCGTCGTAGCCTCGAGGTTTTGAGTCGTGACACCTAACGCCGCTCGCGAGGCGGGCCTCTGGGACGCGGGATCGCCGCGGATACGGCGAGCCGTCGGGCCCGGCCTCGCGACGGCGCCGGAGACGTGATGCCCCTGCGCCCGCCGACCGGCCGCGGCCTCGAGGCCCGACACGAGCGCGACGCGAACCGCCGCAACGTCGCGATCCGCCGGCTCTACTCGACGCGCCGCTGGGAGCTCCTGCGCGCGCGCGTCCTCGTCGAGGCGGCCTATACCTGCGCCAACTGTCGGCGCGTCGTGCTCGACCTCGACGTCGATCACGTCCAGAAGCACGACGGCCACCTCGCGCGCTTCTGGGATTACGCGAACCTTCAGGCGCTCTGCCGGCAGTGTCACCGCGACAAAACCATGAGGGGCCAGTGATGGATCCCGGCGTCGCCCGCGCCTGGTGCGAGACGCTCGCGCGCGGCCTCCCCTCCCAGGACATTCGCCCGCAAGGCGCCGCGCCCTACCTGCGCCGGTACTTCGTCGCCGGCTGGAGTCCGCGCAACGGCGCCGCCGGCCCGGCCGTGTTTCTGCACCACTTCCTGAGCTCCGATCCCGACGACGCCGTACACTCGCACCCGTGGACGTGGGGCCTCTCGCTCATCCTCGTCGGCGGCTACATCGAACAACGCCTTACCGAGGACGACGAGCTCGCCGCGCGCACCTATCACCCCGGCGAGGTGAACGTCCTCACGCCCGTCGACCGTCACCGGATCGTCTTGCTCGAGCGCGACTGTTGGACGCTCTTTCTCGCCGGCCCATATGGACAGCCGTGGACGTTCTACCCGCTCACACCATGAGACGCCGAGATCCGGCCGAGATCCGAACGGGCCGAAACCGCGAAACCGCAAACTGCTTGATTCGATAAAGTCGCGGGCCGCAAGTGCTTGACTCGATAGACGATACGGTGGGGGGAGGGCAAAGGTTCGCGGCCGACGGGCCAGGATACCCCCTGCGCCGAGAGTTAACAATCACGCTAAAGTACACGCGCTAAAGGGTTTAGTCAATGGCTGAGGCGTTAGAGCCCGTCCCGACACGCAAAACGGGACGCCCGCGCGTACCGAAGGCCGAAAAGGACGCCCGCGGGTATACGCAGGCACCTGGCCGAGAACCGGGCGAGAAGGCACCAGGACGCCGTAGGAACCGCGTACCGAAGGCGCCCGCACCTCGGGCCTTCACCACGATCGCGCGGGCCTATATGGCCGATGTGACAGGCGAGGTCATACCGGCCTGCAAGTGGGTCAAATTAGCGGTCGAACGGCAGAGGCGCGACCTCGAACGGGCCGGCGATCCCGCCTGGCCGTATGCCTGGGACGAGGCCGAGGCGGCGGCCGTCTGCGCCTTTGTCGAGCGCCTCCCGCACGTCGAGGGCCGCTGGACGTCGCCGCTGATCAAGCTCGAGCCGGCCCAGGTGTTTTTGCTGTCGACGTTGTTTGGTTGGCGCCTGAAGGCCGATCCGCGGCGCCGGCGGTTTACCGCGCTCTATTGGGAGCTCGGGCGCAAGGGGGCGAAAAGTACGCTGATGGCCGGGATCGCGCTGTATCACCTACTCTGCGAGGACGAGCCCGGGCCGACGGTGATCTGCGGGGCGACGACGGGATCGCAGGCGCGGATCGTGTTTGGGATCGCGCAGCAAATGATCACCCGCTCGGCCTTTCTGCGGGGCCAGGGCCTCCGCTCGTTTGTCAATGCGATCTGCCTGATGCCCGACGGGCACCAGACGATCGGCGGGATGCGGCCGATCAACGCGAAGGCCTCGACGCAGGACGGGCTGAACCCGTCGCTCATCGTGCTCGACGAGAGTCACGCCCAGACATTCGAGCTTCACGACGTGCTCAAGAGCGCCCAGGGCGCGCGCGCGAACCCGCTCCTCCTCTGCCCGACGACGGCGGGGTACAACCAACTCTCGATCGGGTTTGCCCTGCGGACGACCGTCACCAAGATCCTCGAGCGCGTCGTCGAGGCCGAGCACCTCCTCGGGATGATCTACACGCTCGACGAGGGCGACGACTGGCGCGACGAGCGCCTCTGGATCAAGGCGAACCCGCTGATCGGCGTGACGCCGACGCTCGACTACATGCGGCGGTATTGTCTCGACGCGCAACAGACGCCCGGCCTCGAGGGCGAATTCAAAGTGAAATGCTGCTCGATGTGGGCGACGGCGGGCTCGGCCTGGCTGAGTATGTCGCATTGGGAGGCCTGCACGGATCGCGCGCTGCGCCTCGAGCAGTTTGTCGGGCGCCCGTGCTGGATCGGCGCCGACCTGGCGCAACTCGACGACCTGGCCGCCGTCGCGTACGTGTTCGAGGACGAGGATCGCCTCGTCGCCTTTGTGACGTGTTACCTCCCGGCCGACGTCGTGCTCGAGCGGGCGCGGGCCGTGCCCGAGTATCGCCTCTGGAATGAGCGCGGCGAGCTCGTGCTCACCTCGGGCACGATGATCGATTTCGCGCGGATCGAGGCCGACATTCGCCTCGCCTGTACGCGCTTCGCCGTGCGCGATATCTGTTTCGATCAGTTTGGCTCGGTGCAAATGATGGGATCGTTGTTCAACTCGGGCTATCCGGCGCGCTCGGAGCAGAAGAACCCGAAGTCGACGACGCCGCCGGCGCGCGAGCTCGAGGCCCGCGTCAAGCATGGGCGGTTTCGGCACGATGGGAACACCTGTCTCAAATGGCAGGCCTCGAACGCCGTCGTACGCCGCGGCACGGACGATACGATCCTCCCGCAGAAAGAGCGCGTCGACTCGCCGAACAAGATCGACGCAATCGACGCGCTCACGCTCGCGATCGGCGGCTACCTGCGCGCGCAAGAGGCGACGCCGAAATACAACATGCTGGTGATGGGGTGACGTCATGACGATCCCGAGTCCGCGAACGATCGCCGTCCTGATCGCCGCCTGCCGAGCGGCGATCGCGTATGACGAGGCGATCGCGCGTCACGGCCTGGTCGACGATTGCAAGCCGCTCGCGGGCCAGTTCGGCGCCGTCACGCAGGGCGACGACCTGGACGCGCTCTATATGGATTGGATGACGAAGGCGCGCGCGGCGCTCGCGCTACTCGAGGGCGAGTGAAGGCCCGCGGGCGCCCGCGGATCGACGCCGGCGACTCGTCGCAAGTGATCACCGTCCGATTGACGACGAAACAATACGATCGCTTGTGCGCGGAGGCGCGCCGCGGCGATCTCAGCGTCCCGGCCGTGATCCGCAAGGCCCTCGAGCGCGACCTCGAGCGGCGCCGGCGCGAATAAAGTACTTAAAAATCGACACGGCGCCCGGCCGGCCGCAAGCTCGACGGCCAACAATGGATCGGGCGTACGCGCTGCTCGAGATCAAGGCCGTCGACGCCGAGCGGCGCCGGTTTTCTGGTATCGCCTCGACGCCCGAGCTCGATCGCCAGGGCGATAGCATCGATCCCGCCGGCGCCACCTTTCGCGCCGAAATTCCGCTCCTGTTTCACCACGATCAAAAGCAACCCGTCGGCACGGCGCGCCTAAGCCTGTTACCGGACGGCCGGATCGGGTTTGACGCCGAGATCGCGACCGTCGACGAGCCCGGCGTCCTCAAGAATCGCGTCGATGAGGCCTGGCAGTCCGTCAAGGCGGGCCTAATGCGCGGCGTCTCGATCGGGTTTCAGGCCGCGAAGGACGGGATCGAGCGCCTCGCGAGCGGCGCCCGCAAGCTCACCAAAACCGAAATTTGCGAGCTCTCGCTCGTGACGATCCCGGCGAACCGAAACGCCACAATTTTAACCGTCAAATCGTTAGCGGCGCCTGCGCGCCCGAGGTCTGCTATGAAAACGACAACCGGCGAACACGTCACGAACCTCGAGCACAAGCGCGCCGCGCACGTCGGACGCATGACCGAGATCATGGAAACCGCCGCGGCCGACGCCGCGACGCTCACCGACGAGGCCGCGACCGAACACGACGAGCTCGGCCTCCAGGTGAAACAGATCGACGCGGATCTCGTGCGCTGGCGCGAGCTCGACAAGATGCAAGTCGCCGCGGCCGTGCCCGTGCCCGAGACGCCGAAGGGCGGCGGCCTGTTTATCGCCAACCCGCGCCCGGTGATTTCAGTCAAGGCGAACGTCGAGCCCGGGACCGGATTCATCCGGTACTGCCAGGCGCTCGCGGCCTCGAGGGGCAACGCGATGCAGGCCGTCGAGTACGCCAAACGCTGGCACGACTCGACGCCCGAGGTCGAGCTCGTGCTCAAGGCGGCCGTCGCCGCCGGCACGACGACCGACGCGACCTGGGCCGGGCCGCTCGCGCCGATCAAGCCGCTCACCGACGAATTCATCGCCTACCTGCGACCGGCCACGATCCTCGGCAAGATTCCGACGTTTCTCAAAGTGCCGTTCAACGTCTCGATCGCGGCGCAGACCGGCGGCGGGACGTACGGCTGGGTCGGCCAGGGCGCGCCGAAACCCGTCGGGAAACTCGCCTTTGCGACCGTGACCCTCGGGATCACCAAGTGCGCCGGGATCATCGTGATCACCGAGGAGCTCGCGCGCAATTCGTCGCCCGACGCGGAATCGGTGATCCGGCGCGATATGGTCGCCGGGATCGCGCAATTCCTCGATCAGCAATTCATTGACCCGGCCGCCGCGGCCGTCGCCGGCGTCGCGCCGGGCTCGGTGACGAACGGCGTCACGCCGATCACGACCGCCGGCTCGACGCCCGCGAACGCGCGCACCGACATTCAGGCGATGGCGAACGCCATGACGGCGCTCAACATCTCGACGGCCGGCGCCTATCTGATCCTCTCGGAATCGAACGCGCTGGCGCTGACGAACGCGCTCAACCCGCTCGGTCAGCAACTATTCCCGGGCATGGGCCAGCAAGGCGGCACGATCATGGGCTACCAGGCCGTCGCCTCACAGGCCGCCGGCACGACGGTTGCGCTGATCAAACCGGATCAAATCCTCTACGCCGACGACGGCGGCGTGACGATCGACGTCTCGCGCGAGGCCTCGCTCCAAATGGACTCGGCGCCGATGGCCGTGCCCGATGCGACGGTTGTCCTGACGAGCCTCTGGCAAATGAATTATGTCGGGTTGAGAGCCGAGAGATTTGTCAATTGGAAAAAAGCGCGGACGGGCGTCGTGCAGTACACCGTCGCGACGTATGCCGCCTAAACGTATGACCGTCCTGCGGGACGGGTATTTCGACGGCGCGTACCGGCGGCCGGGCGATGTGATCGAGGTCGAGGAGGCCTGGATCGAGTCGCTCGAGCAGGCGCGGTTTGCAGAGGGGGAATCATGGCCGGCGACTCGCTCGACGTCACCGCTCGGATCTATCACACCGAAAACGGCGTCGCTCACGACGAAGGCGAAACCTACGCCGTAACCGATCGCGTCCTCGCCGAAACGCTCCGCGGGATCGGGTTCGTCTCGATCGAGGGCTGGACGGACGCGCCGCCGCCTGAGTCCCTACCGGCGACCGGCGCGACCGCCGGGACGCCCGGCACGTTTACGCCGGCGGGGTGCGTGATCCCGGCGACGCTCGCCGCCATGACGGGCCTGGCGGCGACGCCCGCGACGGCCTGGACGACTGGCGAGTCCGTCGTCCTCGGCGACGCGAGCGAGGCCTCCTGGGACGGGACCGCCTGGATCGCGGGGCCGGCCGCCTAGGCTATGGGAATCCTCGACGCGATGCGCGCGCGCCTCTCGCGGTCGAGTGCGGCCGCGACGCCGGCGGCGAGCGCCGGATCGGGCGCCTGGTACCCGATCGTCCACGAGCCGTATCCGGGCGCCTGGCAGAACAACGACGCGCTCGTCCTCGACACGCCGCTCAGCAATCCGACGGTGTTTCGGTGCATCTCCCTCATTAGTGGCGATATCGCGAAAACGCCGCTCAACCTCGTCGCGCTCGACGACGACGGGATCTGGACCGAGACGACGTCGCCGGCCTTTTCGCCCGTCCTCACCAAACCGAACCGCTACCAGACGATCGGGCA